CAGGTGCATTAGTCCAATTAAGCCCTTGACTAAATGATTCAGCGTTAGTGGCACCATCTATATCCGCACCAAATCTCCCTGCTATAGCACTTTGAGCAATCACTGTATCTGACTCAGCCATTATATTTAAATAGAAGTTTTTAATACTACTACCGCTATTGTTACTTATTTGTGGTAAATATAATTCTACTTCTTCTGATGCTGGTATTGTTATAACTGTAGTTATACCCATTTCATCCCCGTCTGGATCAGCTAACGAATCCTCCCACTGTATTAAGTTTCTAAAAGTATTAACAGAACCGTCACCTAAAGATCTACCAGTGGTGAAATCTTCAATATCAACTTCTTGTATTTCCGCTCTAAACTTAGCGCCTTCCATTCCTTGTATTCTTAAGAATTGATCTCCAGTCCCGTTAGCATTACCAGTCAATGGGATCATCCAAGCAGAATCAGATAAACCGTCTGGATTTTCAACTTGAATTAAGTTTGCGTTTTCTAAGTCCATCTCATCCCAAAGATTATCTACACCAAGAGATATGTTGGTTATAACGTAACCACCTTGAAGCAGCGGAGCCGCTGTTAAAAATCCACTTAAACTTAAATCATTATTAACATTAAATTTGGCTGAGTTCATATCAGCAAGTTCATGCCAAAAGACACCATCACTAATATTACCAAACTCTTCAAGTTCTGACGTATTGGGATATTTAAACCACCACTCTCTTTCCCAAGTTCTCGTTAAGTGATTTTTATTATTTGCTACGTACGCAACAGTGAATTCTGGAACTGTAGGGTCCCATGGAGCAGAAGCTGTGCTACTATATTTGTAATGAGAACCCGCTAAAATACTCTGTAAACCTGTGTTACTATCAGAAGCGGCTTCAGCTGTTTCAAATTCCTGATCATCTTTAGCTCTTAGTTGATGGCAAGCTAATGCTAGATATTCCATTCCACCATCGCTATGCTTCATCTCTTTAGATATAGCAGAAGCTTCGTTAAAAGAATTAAACGCGTCATTAGGGGATCTATGTACAAATCCGTACTTACCTTGAGAAGCTGATGGAATAAGACTACTTCCTATAGCGGTGTTTTCTACATCAGTATCTATCTCAACTTTTATAGTACCTATCTTAGTCCACTGACCAACATCAACTGTCTTACGAACATATATAATATCATCTTTCTTGTTAAAATCGTTACTTAGATTATGGTTACTACTTGATGGTACAGGTGTGGTTTTCCCATTAAAATCATCATTTAAAGGATCCGCAACACCACCCGCAGTGAAGGGAGTAAAAGTTACTTTACCAACACCTTCTTTACCCGCAAAACTTAAGTCAGTGTTTTCGCCGCTACTAGTATCAAAAAAAGTAAACTCTCCACCTCTTTCTTGATATTTAAAATCTGTTCTCAAAGCTAGTATAACGTCTCTAGAGGTTTGTAACATAGCTCTCCCACCTATATCCACTTTTATAACAGTATCTTGATTAATTGTAAAACTATCATCTATATCAACAATAATCTCAACTTTATTATCTAAGTTGTATGGATCATTAGGTATAGTATCTTGCAAGGTAATACCTAAACCACCCGCACCACTACCAGAAGCAATACCCGCAATATCTTCAGCTGGTAGTAAATACGTTTTATCTTCAAAGTCGCTTGCCTTGACAGCATAAACAAGACCTTCCTGAGTATTATCAGGTTCTATATATAACTTTATATGGTTAGGAGCAATATTATTCTGGATGTTAGTTAAGCCAGTCTCTAACACATCTTGAACAATGAGACAATCTACTAATTCAGCCATGCTATTTAATTTTTAATTTATTAAACCTCATCTACTTCTGTTACGGTTAGTGTGTAAGTTTTAACTATAGGCTTACTTACTATGTCTATAAGGCTAACACCTTGAACTGTAAACTCTTTAGTATCTAAATTACTTAAAGTTGTAGCATCTCCTTTTATATATTCAAACCACTTATTTTCTTTACTTTTAAACTCAGGTACACTAGCTTCCTGTAAGTCTGTAGTAAATGAACTAACATACCAACCATCTTTGCTACTTAAGTCGTTGTAATAATTATTATAAGTTAAGCCACCATTTGGATCAATATTGTTACTATTAACATCAAGTAAAGTATCTTCCACCCACCCATTAACTCGAGCTTGAGATCCTTCATAGTTCATAGACGTAAAACCTTTAACAACTTCGGGGCTTTTGTTAAATAAAACTTCTACAGTAGAAGGAACTGATGCTTCACCGTAAAAACTGTTAGCATCAACTTGTAATGAACCATCAAGCGAAACGTCTTCATTGTGATGAGACCATACAGGTTGTGTGCTGCTAGATGTTATTTTACCAGTAAGATATTCATCGTTTATAGATAAGCCAGTTTCCTGTACAAAAGATTTAAAACTAACCCAACCTTTAGTTTTCTCACTCCAGGAAACGGTTATATCGCTATAATTACTACCTTCAAATCTATTTAAAGATAAGTTATATTCTCCTTTTATCTCATCAAAACTACCTATCATATGAAGCGTAGAACTTAAGTTGTCTCTAAACCAAGAGATCATACCTACATCTGATATAGGTGTTAAACCGTCTTGAGATAATCTAAGAACTTTATTTCTTTGCTTATCAGTAAAGTACATTCTATAACCATCAACCGCTAAAGACTCAGGATTTGATGATATACCAAAATCACCTGCGAATGCTTTAGCGTCACCCAAAACAGCGTTAGAAGCTGTGACATTAGAGCTACCATCAGCATTGTATAGAGCATCTTTGTTAGCTAGTATTTTGAATACTTTATCTTCACAAAAAGCTACAACATTAGTGTCCCTAGTTTTTAAAGCTTGAATCGAACCATAAGAAGGATTTAAGTCTTTAGTTATAGGTTGAGCCATGTTAAACTCGTTGAGGTTATTAACTCCACTAGTAGAATTATATATACCTGACCATATCATACCGCTGGCTCTATGCTCTTCACCAAATACGTCTAAAGTAGTGGATACTTTAACCCCATTGTCTATTGTTGGTGCATTAAAGTCATCTCTAATTCTATCAGATTCTATACCATTACCAAAAGAGTAACAGTTAAACCAACTAAGCGTGACAGGTTTGTTCCATAAATTATAATCTAATCTATAATAACCGGTCTCTGGTGGCTTATCATGATCACCAACAACCCATGCGGCAGGTTTGTAATTAGAATCAGTCCAATGTGTTAATTCATGCCAATGCTGTATAACTTGGGTTTCAGTTATAGTACCATCGTTGTGGTGAAATTGTAATGTATCACCTATTTGAATACCAACTTCATGAACACCCTCTGATCCCACACTTCCTAAACCAACTACATCTCTGACAGCATGTATTACCACGAAACTTCCAGGTATTTGCAAACCATTTCTCATTACAGTTACTGTTGATTTTAAAGGTATATAGGATTGTATGTTTTCATTTTTTAAATATGTAGGAATCGCGTCTGTAGCTTCATAGTACAGATCCATACCAACATCTTCTTTAGGCTCTGTTTCCCATATACCATTACCAGAAACGATATCAACACTACCACCTGCGTCGTAATGCATTTCAACGAACTCAATAGTACCAATTACACTACCATCGTGAAGCACGGCACTTCTAGGATCCCATTCACCCCATTGCATACCAATTTCTGGATTACCCTTTTTGTGAAAATAAGTTTTAAACATTTGTCGAACTGCTACCCCAGCTTCAGCATTGTGATCATTAAGATGACCACTAATGCATGTACAACAGCATTTATGGGCACTATGCCCAGCCCATCTGGGTTTGTGACCAGATATTACATATACTGTTTTAGTAGGGTCTCCAGCAAATCTAAATAACTTACCTTCCTCAGTCATTTTATTATAAAACTCCAAGTTTCCACCGGTCTCAAAACCATTATAACCTACAGCGCCCCATTGTATAGCGTTAGCACCAGATGATCCATGGGGATGATCAGAATCTTCATGAATACCTTTGTGATCGTTTGGACTATCTTGATCATCTTCTGCGTTACCAGAACCTTCTTCAGAACCTTGCGCATTGTCTATGTATGGCACACCTTGACTTCCTCCACCAGCTATAACCGCAGGGCTTGCAGCAAAGTTAGGATGACCATCATACCATCTCCAAAAATCTTTTGTATTAATCCCGGCATTCCCACATTCACATGCACCTAAGTCGGTTGGGTACCCAGGGTAACCATAACTTAAACTTATACCATTACTATGACTCCAACTACTACCCGTATAATCAACTCCTCCTTGTGAACCAGCTGAACCTGGTTGTGGATCAGCCACGGTACTAAAGTCACCCTTGTAAGTGTTGTTAACTCCAGGGTATCCATTAGAAGCCTGACTAGCAACATAACCATATTGCAACATGTCTACAGTAGCGTACGTTAAGTCATCATCAGTTTCTTCTATAACCTTGCTGGCTAGAATACCATCTTTATATATTTTAACAAAAAACTTTCCGTCAAACTCTGGTCTATTTTCGACTACAGCGTCTTTAACTTCAAACTCGTACTCATCTATTTCAGAATAATTATTCACCCCTAAAGCTTGAGCAAACGCTGCTGAGGGTCCAAATGGCTCTATTAAAGTTATGGTGTGATCATTGTCATTCATTCTAGCTATCTTCTTCCATTCAGAAAATCTAACAGTACCTCCCTCAATAGCTCTTAACCTACCATAACCTATACCTTTAAATTCTATATTGTTAAACGCAGGTCCATATATATCGTCATCAAAACTAACCACCATACTATCTTGCAAATTTGCATCAGATTGCATAGGTGCACATCCTAATATTTTATTGGTAGTTTTTATGAAATCAGGAGCCTCATTTTTTATAGCTAGTATTTTATATCTTGCTTTCTCTAAGACCGGTCTCTCATTACCATGTTCATTTTTAAGTATTAAGTAGGTTTCTATATCCACTTTGTTTCTATCAGAAGATTGAAACGATAACCATAAATTCCCGTCTTCAGCATGATACCATCTATCCTGAACTAAATTGTAATATTCATTAGAAGTTTCTTTAACGTAGAACTTGTAATACTCCATCCAATCAGCTGGGGACGAGTTGCTCCATTTTAATTGAGCTCTAAGTTTATTTAAGCTAGCAGAGTATTGCTTATCTATTTCAACGCTATCTGGAAACGAACCACCCGGAAATCCAGTTATAGGATCTCTGTCTAATCTTCCACCCAAACCTATAACAGGTGTTTCTCTACCGTACTTATCACCAAATACAACTCCGATTCTATACTTCCTTATTGATTTCAACGACTTCATTGGGTGTAGAGTGAGTTTAGGGTCTCCTGAAGGAGCTGCCGCTCTTGTGTAAACATCCTCCGAAGACGTTGGTGTTTTTGCAAATTCACTAGTATACTTTGAGAATTTTCTTACTTTCGCTCTTCCACCTGAATCGTCCGGACGGTGAGGTAAACCAGGGTGGGGTTGTGACACAAAACTCTGATCAACAAAAACCGATTCATTCACGTCATAGTTTTGTATGTAATTACCGTAAACTATCCTATTACCAGTGACTTCTTGAGCTAAAGCCTTTCTTGGAACATTATCCCAAGCTCTTAAAGTTTGTGATGATTCAAGAGTTCTATGTATCATTTCAGATGTTATATCTAAAACACCTGAATAACTACCATCACCCACACTCTGCCACTCGTAGTTTTTAGATCTCTTTATTGTTTTAACAACATAAACGTTAGGAGATACAGTATCTTTATATAATATATCTACTTCTAATACATCATCAGGTCTTAAAGCATCATCTACTATAAAGTCAGTAACTCTAAGCATTCTAATATTATTAACCATACCCAAGTTATGACCTTTCTTAGGCAGATAATCAAACCTACTAGGTAGAAAAGCTAACTCAGACCACGGCGCAAAAGAAGAATATTCACCATCTTGATATTTATATCTAAAAGAAAATCTACCAAACTTCAGTTGAAAGTAAGCTTCCTTCTTGTTTGGTTCGTAGGTTCTAACACTCCAACCTTCATGATCAGGTGGAATATCGGGACTAATAATTTCTATTTCTACCTCGTATTGATTACCAATTTCAGTATTAAAATTAGCACTAAGCACTCTTACAACAATAGACATACTATTGCTATACACCTCAAATCTTTGACCTTCTGTAAATTCAAACCCAAGACTAGTCCATATTTTAACTTGATCACCGGGCTCCATAACCACACCACCAGGGGAGAAGTTTGAGGTGAATCCCGACGCATATGAATCATCGTCCCCCCAAGGAGATGGTAAACTTGCAGACCAAGGTATTAATTCACCTTGTTGTCCTTCATAAAAACCATTCTCATACTTTGACATTTCTAACTTTGGAGAGGTTCTTGGAGCTCTTCTTATAACAGTAACATGATCTTGTATAACACCATCTTCGCTATCTATATCTATACTTCCAAGATTTTTTAAGGTAGGTTGATTAACGTCAGGATCATTTATCATTAAGTTAGTGTGCACGTCAAACCCACCAACACAACCAGCTTTACTTCTTTTAATATTTATTTTTCTAGGTTCTCCATTGTTATCTGTCCAAAATAATAAATCACCAGCGTTACCACCGGGTATTATATTTATTCCCGTTATAGGACTTTTACAGGAATGAAAGACTTTTTCTGGGTATTCATAAGATTTGTACGTACTGAAATTTAACGCTCTACCTACTTCTTTACGACTAGCGCGTGTATCACGTGCGGCGTAAGCTAAGAACGCTACAGCACTACCCGTAACACCTACAACATGCCTATCGAAATGTATTCTAGTCGTCACTAGATCATCCAAACCTTCTACCCTTAAAACCTTCAATTCAGAACCTAATCCGTTATCCACAACAGTAGATGGACTATATTTAGATAGCAGTGGATTTGTTAGAGCATCATAAAACTGTATTTGCATCCCAGCTCTAATATTCTCTACTATAGTCCTTTGGTCACAACTAATATCTATATAATGAAACGGAACAGTTGACGAGCAATTCACGGTGTTATTACTATCTCTTATAGTGCCAATTGAAGCTATTGGAGCTTCTACTCTCCAGACATCTATGGCTACTGGTTGTATAGTTTTGTTAACATTGCTATACTCGATAATCATATCTTTGTATAGCTTAATCTTATTTACGATCGTAGCATCTATATCAAATCTTCCAACAGTAAAATCAGCCTTATCTATAGAAGGTGAAGCTACAAAGAAGTAAGCTTTATTCGATCTTTCATCTGTGACAGAACCAACATGAATACTTTTATCGCCGATCCAATTAACCGTAGGATCAATATCAGCGCTAGCTCCGACTCTACCTTTAGTGCCATAGAGATTCTGCAATGCTCCTACATCGCTATCACCTGACGTTCTAATTTCTATATTTAAAGCATCTCTATATTCACCTTGAGGAACAATTCTCTCGTCGAGATCTTTATTCATCTTTCCTCCAGCAAATGTATGTCTTAACTCCGCCATAAACTTTACTTAATAGGTTTATTGATACCTCTTAATATTTGAGTAAACTCTTCCATCTTAATATTTGAAAGTCTAATTTTAGCCTTCCTAGATTCCGCAAATCTCTCTTTTTTAAATCTCTCTACTACATAATTAGGCATATTAGATTTAGAAGATATTATACCATATAGTATCCATTTGTACATAGCTTCCTCCGCAAATTTATGTACAACCATCTCTGCGTCAGTACCCAATCCATCACTTATATAATGAAGAACTACTGTATCACCAGCAAGATCACTTCCGAAGTGAATGTATCCAGTTGAATTATCTATATAAAATGTACCATTCTGTTGAGCATGTTGAGGATCTAGACCGTATCTTCTACCTCTGTGGTCAGTATTGTGATGATCTAAAGCATCATAATCTTGATTAGTACTTGTTGTATTACTATTTGATTTATATTTAGCCCAAGTGTCAGATTCTGATTGAGGAACTAAATTGTCACTTGTCTCCGTTCCACCAGCATTTATTATAGTCCTATGTGGACTACCAACAAAAGCAGTACCATTTGTTGCTTCAGTATAACTAGATACTATATGCTTGTAAGTTATAATTACTTTAGCACCATCTGTTTCAGTGTCAAAAGAACCTGTAGAACTTACAGCTGTAGCCACCTTTGTTGCTACTTGAGCAGCAGTATCACTATCTGATACATCAACTCTAACTCTAATAGAACCAGCTGCTACAGGTGCGAAATCCCAAGAGTCGTTTTTATCAAGTTGTATAACGTAAGAGTCATCATCAGTTCTATTCAATATAAAGTACGCGGCATCTCCTATGCTAGCACCAGCTAAAAACTCATAACTTATTTTCCTATAACCATCAGTTGAGAATGTGTATACACCCTCAGCGTCTTGGGTTATTGCTAATGGATTAGAAGTTTTACCCGTTGGGTATAAAATTTTTTCTATACCATTACTATCCACTCTAGTTATCTTGGAATAATTAACATAATCTTGTGGTAGTATCATTTTAAGAGTGTTAGGAACTTCTATCTCTTGTGCTTTAAAAGATCTAAGTATATCGTAACTAAACTCTTGCAATCCCCTCATAGCATGATATTGAACTTCCATGCGATTACATTTATTTATAATCTTATCCTCCCCGACATGTATAAGCATGAAGCCATTTACAATATCATCTAAAGACACGAACTGGTAATTACCATAATTAGCTGAATTACCAGATCCATAATAAGTGTTTTGAGTAGTCGTTCCTAATAGTCCCATGATTAATTATTTTTTGCAACTTCGTTGTTAGCTTCATCTTTCAGTGCCATATCAGATAGTTGAGGTTTTTCAGTGGACATACCAGCTAAATACAGTATTTTATTAATTAAAGAAGATCTTTCAGATTCATGAAGTTGAAAATCGATAGAACCTCCCGCAGAATACGATACAACACCTGTATTAATATTAACAACACTATCCCATTTTGGAGTTGTAGGCTTTTTTATGTAATCTATGCGTGGATTAGCGGTAGGTGTTGGATATAAATACATTTTAACACCATCATTTTCTTTGTAGTATATGTGGTCTAAATCTTTCTTTAAAAACACTTTGTTTGTTGAGAAAGCTTTCACCTTAGAAAAGTAACTCTTACTTACCTCTTTGAATTGTACAGCTGAACTAGCGCCAATGGTATATATGTCTTCAACCCAATATATAGATGACAGAGGATGTGTAACAACGTCAGTTGGATACCCATTAGTTTTATCTATCTCAACACTAACTACTCTAAAAGGATTCATTCTTTGTTGTACAAGATCTAATTCAGTGTTGTTATCATAATCTTTACTACTGTAGTAGACTAGTTTATACTCTTCAAGAAGTTTTTCAAATATATCTGACTGAGCTCTTTCTGCTAATACATTAAATTCTACAGGTGTCATATAGCTTCTGCGACCCCTACTAGATGAAGAAGATCCTTCAAAAGTTGTATCAACTTTCTCTAGATCTTCATTCCTAATAATGTTTAATATTTCTTTATAAACGCTATCTATACTTATCGCCATATTAATTTATTTAAAAGGTTATCGTATTAGGATAGCCTTATATTATGTAGACATACTAGTTGCTTCTGTCAGCCTTATTCATTTGATCTTCTCTCAATGCTGAGTCAGTTAAAGGAACTTTCTCCATTGATATACCTGCTAACTGTAGTATTTTATTAACTAAAGTACTTTCTTCAGATGCGTGAACAACAAAGTTGGTAGTACCACCAGCATTGTATATAGGTTGATGATCAGCTACAACATAACCCCATTTAGGAGCTGGGAATCCTGAGACTGGTTTTATGAAATCGCATTTAGGAGCAAAATCAGAGCTAGGTACTGGATAGAAGAATATAGTATTAGTAGATTCTCTATAGAATACGTTTTTAGATCTGAACTCAAGATTACCACCCGAACCGTTGAATACCACGTGTTCTAGATTTTTTGGAAAACCTTTTGCCCCCATATAATCTTTGAAGTAGTTTACCTCTCTTTTAGTAACCTCTTCAAACACAATATTGTTTGCCATATCATAAACGCTTTCTAACCAGTAAACGGTATCAGTAGCATTTGTAGGAGCTATAGTACCAAGATTAGGATTGCCAGCAGTATTAAAGGTAATATCCTCGTTAGTTAATCTAAATGGAGCCATCTTCTCTCTCAACATATTGAGATCGTTGTGTTGACCCACTACTTGTTCTGGATGTAAGAAAGCATCTTTATAATCTTGAAAAGTACTTTCAAATACATCATTCTGAGCTTTCCTAGCGAATAGGTTAAACTCCTGTGGAGTTATGTAACCCCTTTGTTCTTTATTAGCAATTGCTAATACTTGCTGATAAACATTGTCTACGCTTACACTCATTTTTGTTTTAATTTATAGGGGAATTGTTTGTTTAACCAATTCTTCCTTTTGTTACATCCACAATCTTTTTCGTCCTTAGTTACCATCTGGACTAAACTTTTTATACGTGTGAACTTCGTAAATTTTTCTATAGTATCTCCTAATCCTTTTGATTCCATAACATTCTATTTTACTTAAATATAGTTACATAGTAAAGCAAAGAGTTAGCATTAGGTAAAAAAAATAGCCACCCGAAAGGATGGCTATTAATATTAAGTTTGCTTAATGATTAAGCAGATACGTCAAGCGTGATTGCAGCACAAGCAGTTATACCAGAGTGGCAATAAGCGCTATTAGCATCATCAGCTATGATCATTCTACCATATCCAATTCTAGAGCTTGCAAAACCACAAAGAGCTTGCACAACCTCTTCCTCTTTGCCAGCTGTAACTGTTAAAGCTACATTACTAACAATGTCATCTACCGGAGCGAAGTATACAGTTACCGCTGATGTTGAAGCATCAATAGCAATAATATCTTTTACCGGAAAAGCAGTTGCGTCATCCGCACCTGTTTGAAAATACCAAAAATCCATAATTTCTGTTTTAATAATTAATAAATAATTTGTTTTGAATTAAGGTTTAAAGTTTAAGGATTAGGGTTTATGCTTATTTAGTATTAAGCTATTATGAGAATGTTACAGCACCATCAGCTGCAGATTGACCATTCAACCAATACTGTGTACCGTCAAAAACAAGCTCATAATAATCACCAACAGTGTCAGCCGCTAACTCAAGATTTATAGTTGTTGCTCCAGCTGTGCTAGGACCAACGCTATCCGTTAACTCGTTGACACCACCTTTGATAACCGCGGCAGAAGCCACAATAGTCCAATCTGAAGTTGCAAATGCAGTACCTACTATAAACTTAGCATTCCATCCTTCACTTGTGTTAGCCACAGTTGGTAACGTAATCGCTGCACCAGCAGCAGCATTTAATACAAAAATTTTTCCAGAGTCACTATCTAAACATTGATAAGCTCCATCTAAACTGTGTATATTTTTTCTTGTGTTAAAAAATACTCTTCCCATTTTTTAAGTTTTTAAAAATTTATAATTGTTTAATATGTCATCGGGTTGTAATGACACACTCTCCTTTTAGGTATTAAAGAGACGCGGTTATGATAACCGCTTCTCAATATTAGTGTATACTTCCATACCTTCATCAGTTTTAAACCAATGAGCTAAAGCAGTATATGGGTGTTCATCAAACGGAACTGTCATAAGTTTTCTACCATTAGAACCCCATGTGAAGGTTCTTTGATCTTGAGATAACTTTATAATGTTTAGTTCAGTTGCTTTGATACCGAAGTTTCTTAGTTGTACGTTATCGTCATTAACTAACTCTAAGAACAAACTAGGATTTCTTCTAGCATATAATAATAAATCACGTCTAAGTTCCTTAGAACTCATATCTGATACTTTAGAACCGACCTCTACACGCAAAACAGCTTCAGCTAGATCTATGTCTATATTTTTAGCCGCGTTAAGAGCTTCGATCTCCATTTCTAACCATTCAATTTCGTTAGTAGCTTGAGCCACTGGTTTCTCTTCATAGAACAATTTGTCTCTATCTGGGTGATACATAGATAACAATTTCTGTAATACAACTTTTTGTTTATCTATTATCAACATACCGTTTCTAAATACGATATGTTCCAATCTTTGATCGCCAGTCATTTCATCTACGAATGGTGTTCTTTGGTTGGAAGTATATTTCAATTCTCTTTCGTAACCTTTTTCCTCGTCAAACCAATGTATGTTAGCTGATCTAATAGATCTTGATAGTGGTTTCTTATTACCAGTTAATCTATATATTCTATCTTTCAGTTCCCAACCGTCTTCTAAAACCTTGTTTTGTTTTTCGACTCTCTTGGTTTTTCCAGGTTGCTCCATTACTTCAACCTGTTCAGCATCAGTGTTACCAGTGATAACCTTAGCTGCCTTCTCTATGAAGGACTCTTTTTTCTTTTCCATAATATAATATAATAAAAATTAAAAAAAATAAGGTGGGGCCGAAGCCCCATCCTATATTACTTCATCAACATAAAGTTGTTCGCACCTTGAACCACTAAACATCTTTCAGATAAATAGTGAATCTGCATAGCATCGAGCGCTGATGTAGTAGCTCCAACAGAACCAGTAACCCAAGACTTCAGCTTACGATTATCAGTTTGTGACGCTCTATATCTAACGTGTAAGAACGGACGCTTAAGGTTTTTACCTAAGTTTTGGTCGTACACACTAGAAACACCAGCAGGAACAATAATACCACGGATAGCTGCGCTACCTGCTTTATCATTAATACCACCACGAGTAGCTTTGTCATTTAAGTATCTCATATCAGATTTATAGAAGTCATAAGAACCTCTTCTAAAACCAGAGAAACCTAAGTTTAAAGCCATATCTTCATCGTTGTCGAATACTCCCCAAGAAGTACCGCCAGCTCCGTAAGAATTCATAGAAGCTAACATATCATCTATAGCAAGAGACGAAGCTCTGTTTAAGAATAACATATTTTCTTCAATAGCACCTTGCTTGTCGAACTCTGCTAAGATAGCATCGAATTCAGCTAAGTCAGTTGCAGCATTAACACCAGAAATACCAGAAGTAACGTTACCTCTAGATTCAATGGCAGCAAATAAACCTTCAGTACCAGCTTTACCTTCACCAGCAACTGCAGCTCCACGAATTTGCTTGTCAGCAAAACCAATAGCAGAAGTACTAGAAGTTTTCTCAGCTTCAAGCATAGTCATTTCTAAATAATCAGTGAATCGAGCTCTAGTATCACCAGAAGCTTTTAAGTACCAGTAGTACCCGCTTTGCCCTTCTTCACCAGAAACTTCAACCCAACCAATTTGAGATGCATCAGATCCAGATACTTCGTAGTAATCTTTCATGATAATTGGTTTGTTACTGTACGACTTGAAAGAAGGCTCTAAAGCAGTTCTTCTCTCAGCACTGTAAGTACCAGTGTTATCACTGTAAGATTGTCCTTTACCGTACTCAGAACCGATAACTAATAAAGTTGCCCCTTGAGAAGTTGTAGCGTGACCAGATAAAGTTGCCGCGTCGTAAGGTTCAACTGAAACAACGTTTGATTCAGGAGTTTCTACAACTAAACATTTAGAAACTTTACCAGCACTAGCGATAAGTACTATATCATTAACTCTAATACCGTGGTTGTCAGCTGCTACCTCAGTATTACCATCAATATCTGATTGCACAGTGAAAGTACCATTAGTATCTCCAGCTGTTGCAACTTGACCAATGTAAGATAAGTGTAATCTTGATTGCTCAGACCAAACAACTTGGTCGGCAGTCATAGACTCTTCAGCACCTACTTGGTTTAAGAAACCTGAAATAGTTCTTTGTCCGAACACTTCAGCTTCTTTCTCCATTAGGTCTGGAACGTATTGTTGCGCCCAACCTTGATCAGTTTGTGACGCTAAATCTAGGTAATTTGAAGCCAACGTCTGTTGTACAGAAGCTGGAACTTTATTCTTCAAAAGACCACCTTGAATTGCCATAATTTTTTAATTTAAAGATTAATTATTTTCTTTTTCTAATTTTGAATTTGAAATCATTAGAATCTTCACCTAGCACTCTAGCTTTTATACCCCCAATATTTTCAGTACTATGAGTACCTCTAGGGTTGATGTCAATATTCTTACCTTTAGCTACAGTATCTTTTATCGCATCCGCTTTTCCTTGCTCATAAAAATGTTGAGCAATAGCATCTGGATTCATTGCTGTAAATAAAGACTTATGATAACCCTTAGCGTCACTTAAATGTCTATCTTTATTCAAAAACTTTTCAATAAAGTTATTTATATCGCCTTGGGTTTGTTTGACATCATCCACGTTTTTAACATTAAACCTATATTTCTTATCTCCGACATTGTAGTCAAAACCTTTGAACTTATCGTTGAATAGATTATCAGTTTTTTGTTGAAAAACTTTTTTACTAGATTCTGCTAGTCTGTTAGTTTCTTCAGACTCTTTGTTGTAGCGGTTAAAGAAATCAATTGCTTTTTGCTGCTCAGATGTGAGTTTGCTCCCAGCTTTAATATCTTCGTAGTATTTGGTTTTTTGATTCTCTAAATAAGATCTCGCTTCAGCAACCTGCTCTTTCAGCGCAATCTTTTTAGATTTTATTGTTCTCTCATCGTCCATATCTTCATCAAATCCAAACTTCTCTTCTAATAAGAAATTTCTTTCTGATGCTGATAAATGAGGTTTTGTATTTCTATAGTATTCATCTAATACGTCAGAGCCATCTAATTCTGATATGTCTCTATTTAAATTTACGTAGTCATTTAAATCCCCTCCAGTTTCTTCCATGAAGTCAACTAACTTCTGGATATTCTCTGGTAGAGGTTTACCAGTAGCTTCCGCTTCCTCTATAGCTTCTACAACTTGCTCTTCAACTTGCTCTACCTCTTCTTCAGTTATCTCTTCTAATACTGGTACTTCTGTTTCTTGTACTTCTCCTTCCGGTTGTACTTTTTCTTGTTCTTGTGTGGTGTCGGTGGTTTCATCGCGTCCCACCACTCCTGTTGTGTTAGTTTCTGCTTCTGTAGTTTCATTAGTTTCTTGGGTTGGGGGTTTACTTAAATCTACTTTATAAACGCTGTCATCTCCAGCTGTTTCAAATTTAGTTTCGTCGATAGTATTCTCGACGGTTTGCTCTACAGTTTCTTCAACTGTTTCTTTTGTTTCTTCTGCCATAATAAAATATTATATAATTAACTATCTAGGATCGAACCGGTTTAAACCTAGTCCTCCCCCTACTACATCATTACCTGATGACTCAAACTTTTTAAGCGATTCACCCTTTTTTATTGCTTGTTGGTTTTGAGCTTTTCTATCTTCTCTTTGATCTAATCTATCTTCTTTTTGTGTTTCTCTTCTATCTAAAACCTCGTTATCCATATTCTTTAACTGCATATTTATCTGGAATTCGTGGTCCATTAATTCTTTCTTAACTAAAGCTTCTTGCTTCAAGTACTCTATCTTCATTTGATTCTTCTCTCTCTCAAGTTGAGAATCTATTTGGGCTTTAGCTTGGTTTTTCTGAATCTCTGCTTGCGCAGCCGCTTCTTGTGCTTGTTGATTCGCTTGAGCTTGAGCTTCCATATTCTCTTGTTGAAGCTGTTGCTCTCTCTCCTGCTTCTTCTGTCTTCTAATCTTTAATAGTTGATTAGCTAACTTAACGTTACGAACATCTCTAAGATCAATAGCATCATCAAGATCTAATGTACCTTGGGCTAAAGCTTGTTGAATATTATTTTCCAACATCTGTTTCTCTTCCTCATCTGGCATCAACTCTATGAATATACCGAAGTCATATAAATGTAGATCATTCATGTCGCTTAGCGTAGCCACATTATGCGCACCTATAGATTGAATAAAAGCATCTTTTGTTGGAGAGTACTCTATAATATCGGATATTCTTAATGACAAAGCTTCAGCGTTTTCCGAGGCAAGCAATAATAAAGATTGCAATATATGTCTTGTTGCAGTGTTAGAGTTTGCTGCTGCTAGTTTTTGAATACCAACCAAAGTATTCTTGTCCGGTGTTGAAGCATCTCTAGCTTCATTTAATCCGGTAACATCACGGATCATTTGTAAGTAGTAATTATAGGTCTGTATTAAACTTTGTATCTTATTACTACCGCTACCGTTTTGTATTTGCGATATAGGTACATTACCAGGATTACGATCTCCGTCAGAAGTAAATGATCTACCAATTACCGAACCAGTTTGGAAGAACATATTTAAAGCTTCTTGAGGATTATAATTAGTTCCATTACCAAGATCTATCTCAGCAAGTCCATCAGCATCCATATAAACACCATCAGGGACCATTCGTGACAACACTTGCTGTAGCTTTAAGTGTGTTAACTGTATCATATCAGCAAATCCAGTTATTCTACTAACTATAGATTCTATTTTACCTCTATACATTCTAGGTGCTACAATGCTGTAGTTCATTTTAACTTTATCAAAGTTAGATTTACTGCGTAGCATATTTTTAGCCATGCTCCACTTTAAAAGCTTGTCTGTACCTAATATTAAAACACCTTCGTATAAACATTCCATCACTCTTTCAAGTTTCATGAAGTTTCCTTCCATATCAGTTGGAGGATTAAAGGTGTCATCTTTCTCTATAATTCTTTCAGCACCAGTACTTAACTCTTTTACTTTATAAGTATTGTTTTTGTGAGTCTTATAATTAAAGTAAAGAACATCTATTTTATTAGTATCTCTATTGTGATGATTCTTACTAGTTCCTTGATAACTTTTAACAGAACTCTTAGGTCCTTCTACTATATCTTTAATGTCTGCTTCTGTTAGTTCTGGGAATTGTTTTACTAATTCATTTATTGGAACTTCTTTGACTTCTCCAATATAATAGACATCATCAAAATAAGGTGAATCCGTATATGAGTATACCAAGTTAGCTGGATCCACATATTCAACTTTAGCGCCATCACTCCAATCGAATGTAGTTTTAGTTGCACCAATACCTATAGTAGTTAAATCATATAAACATCTTCTTTTTATTAGATCGAACTTACTACCCTCCATTAAGGTATTTATAGCTTGTTCTTCAGCTAGTTCAACAGCTTGCTTGTAATCCAACTGCATATGAAGTCCTAACTCCTCTTCAGTATCTGGTAAATCTTCTTTTTTATTCTGATATAAATTAACCCCGAAATTATCCTGAACCTTATCGTTAAACTCACTAGTACGCATATCTCTCAATATAGACTCCATATATTCAGTTCTTTTACTAACTCCATATGAATCTTGAGAGTATGCCTTGACTTCATAAGTTCTTTGTGCCATACCATTTACTACAATATCGACAAACTTAGGCACTATAGGTACAGGTTTCCAATCTAAGTTTAAGTAGCTTAAGTCACCATTTATAGATAACTCGTTTTTGTATTTTTGTATTGGTTGCTCGCCTCTAGCGTAGAGTCTCAACTTGTGAAAGTTGTTTTTAGTATTTAGATACTTTGAGGTATCATTGCTAAACCATTCATGCTCAATTGCCCTAGCAACCTTCAACCCGTACTCATAGGTCATCTTCTCTAAATCACTAACTGCTTGGGAGGGAAAGTTGTTTATCGCAGACTCTGCCATAATCTATCTTTTTATTATTGTTGAATTAAAACCTGTGTTTTTATATTTAGATATTGTTAGGTTTAATGGTTCTCTTTTATATTCTGGGTTTGGTCTATACAAATGCCTATTGCAAGCCATGATAGCTAAGCCAGTACTAATGGAAGCATCGTGCTTTGTTCTTTTAGTTATATCAAATCTACTCCAATCGTTTAATGTTTCGTTGAAGTACATAGTACCATAAGTACCGTCTTGAAGTAAACCTACATGATCGTTGATATACATTTCTATAGCTGCAGCGTGAGCTTGCTTTATATCTTCACTAGAATTTGGTATACCACCAACTTCCTTCTCCGCTACAGATAACTTGTTCCATATCTTATCAGGGCGATTCATACTAAAACCTCTATAACCTCTTCTTCGTAGATAGTACAATAATCTTGGTTTATTGTTCTCCGCGAGTATTGGCATACCATAAAATACTATAGCCATTAATACATCTTCAAAGAAAGTCTCAGCCGTTTGTGGTCTAGCTAAATACTCTAAGAAAAAAGTATTAGCTGGTGCATCTTCCATGCTAAACTTAGTCAATCCATGTAGCGCTCCTTTAGATCCTTTACCGTCTACTGTCCCAGATATATCGTAACTATCGCAACCAAACGCCCCCATGTGTTCATTACCTGGGTATTTAATACCATTCTTTACTATTACACTATTTTGTAATTTCCTATTAGGTATCCAACTAACTTTAAACCTACCATTAGGGCTTGGATTAAAAACCACTTGTGTATCTTTAATACCGTTAACCCACTGGAAATTACCAGTAGTTAATACTGAGGAATTTCTATTACCTTCGTTGTAATCAATCTGCTCATATATCTTAATGAGATTAAATAAAGAGTTTTTCGTTTCATCTCTAAACGCATGTTCTTCTGATCTAGGAAATTGTCTATAAAATTCATTTAAAGCATCTTGGTCTTCCTTTAAACCATCTACCTCATTCTCCCAATAATCTACAACACCTATATCTATTAATTCACCATGAGGTCCTCGCCTTGCATCACTTGGTGTATCAAAAACTGGAATTCCGTACTCGTCAATAAATCCTTCATAATTCCATTCCATTGGTATAAACAAAGAATATAAACCAGACTTTGTCTGTCCATTTCTATTTCGCTTCGTAACATCCGAGTCATAAAACAATTTTTTAAAGTTATCACCACCCTTATCTAAAGCATTGGATGTTGAGCCCATCATACACTTACCTACTATTCTACCACCCAATCTCAAACAGGTTTTTGTTACTCGCCAATTATTTAATATGTTGTCAGGTCTCTCCCATTTACCACTTTCATCATGAACTAATAAAGAGAGTTTTTCCCCATCGTAACTATTATCACCAGTGTTCTTCCAGTCAATAGTTGTATCAAGACCTTGCATATCATCCTGCTCCTCGTGCACACCCATCTTCCTACGAGTAAACTTCTTAGCTGGAACACGATAAGCTAGTTCTGATTTAGGGCGATCCATACCGTCTTGTATAGGTTTAAAGAAAAACGGATAATTAATACTTATAGGTACTATCTTATCTGTAAACATCTTCTTAGCATCAGCACCACTCTTTGATAACACTCCAAATCTACTATCACCCGCAAGGGTAGCTAAGTTAACAGTTTCAGCTGAACTCATAAATGAGAAACCAGAACGTCTATTTTTAAGATAACACATCCCGTAACATCTTTGATCAGCTTTACACGCTTCCCAAAATATAAAAAATAACCTATTAGCTTCTCTAAAATCCGGAGCTCCCACGTCAATCTTACTCCACTGTAAATACATGTAGTAACTACCAGGCATATACGTTGGAATGCCATTACTCATAAACCAAAACCCATTCTCTCTTCTATCGAATTCTTGATCTATATATCCGTAATGAGCTTGCTTGAAATCCTCAGGATAATCTATCCAGTCAAATCTAGTTTTAATCTTTTTAAAAGCTTCAGGGAAATCAAACCTTCTCCACTTTTGCTCTGACTTCTTCTTAGAACAACTAAATACATCTTTAGGTGCTTTAGGTAAAGCTATCTTCAAACCTTGTATCTCTAGTATTTCACCTATTTGACCAGACTTAGATATAACTATTACATCACTCTCTTTATCGTAACCATACTTCCATTTCTTACCTTTATTAAGTCTATTAATAGTGGTTAGCTTTATAGGTTGTACTACCTTATATAGTGATTGCTCGTACATTATTTACTCCTTCCTTCAGCAAATCCTTGAAACTTAGGTTTACTTTCTTTTGGTTTATCTAAATCTTTAAGTATTCTTTCCTCTTCCTCTATTCTAGTTAGAATTTCAAAAGCATCAAAGATTGCTAGTTTTTTAGTTGCGGCAGCGTTCTTTAACCTGTCGGCAGATATATCGTCATCTGAATCTACAATAGGTTCCCTAGCTACTTTAATTAACTCTTCTACTGCTCTCTGCCCAGCTTGGATTATATTCTTCTTCGTCTCCTTGGTATTCATATTCAATTGTAATAAAATTATTCATAACTCTATATAATCTCTCTCCGTCCACGATGAACTCATACTCACTGTTAGGTTTAAATCCCACAAGTTGAGTTGGAAGGAATGCGCCATCAGAGTGCTTAACTATACCTATCAAAGGTCTTTCGACTTCTACTGAAAACTTATCTTTACTTTTTAATGGTTTTACAAATGTATAGCCATTAACGCATTCCCAATCAGTAGTTTTATACATGTATATTTGATCGGGTGAAGCCAAGTATTCCCCTTCGTTTAAGAAACCTCTACTATTCTTCTCTTCACCCTTAACGTTATGCCACCTTCTAAATATATTATGATGGACTATTATCTCTTGACCTTCCTGTAGATTATGAATATTATTAATAGGAGTAGAGATAACGATAGCTTTACGATTAACGTATCCATGATTAAATATTTCTGTATTTAATATTAGCTTTCTATCACCTACATTTACAGAATTGTTATATCTATCTCCACAAGGCTTTATGATATAATCGTATATAGGCTTCATTAATAGTTGAGATCATATTCAACTGATATAGCCATATTCTTATTGAAATCCTTCCAAGGTATAACTACATCTTTCTTTCTAATATATATAGAGTACTTTTCGTCTTCCTCTAATATATCACATATTGTATGACCACCATAGACGTCTTGACCAACAGAATAATGCATAGCGTCGTTCTTATAGTCTTTGCCTACTGTAATCTTTCTAATTACGTGGTTTTCCATTTTCAGAAGGATAGTTAATTGTACCGTCAGTTAAATCTATATCAAAAGTGCCATACTCTTTACTGAACATATCTTGTAGTTCAACAATCTTAGTTTGAATCCCAGCTTGTTGATGCATCAATTCGTGTTTTTGGGCTTCTAAAGCTCCAACTCTAAATTGTATAGCGTTATTATCATTTACTACTTGTTGTAGTTCTTTCAACTGCTCTTCAGTTATTTTTTCTGCTTTTGGTTTTAAGTCAACCATTTTCTCTTTTGTTGCCATAATAAAATTTAATTGTTAATTGTTTAATTGTTAATATCCGAAATATAATATAACAGCAGCATTAGTGCCGTTTAATTGAACATGACTCCATCTGCCAAATAAAGCCATACCAGCTGGAAAAGCTTCATTAGTAGGTAGTGTAGATGGATTAACACCATTTAATGTATCATGCACAGTACTACCAAAATAAGCTGAGTTATCCGAATTAGCTGGTGTTAACTTAGTGAATCCGGTATCATCAGATAAGCTAACTATAGATACTACCACCATCCCAGATGGAGGTTGAAATATACTAGTATTACCTGGTCCTATATAAGCACTACCTACTTGACCAAAGTTATATGCGTTTGCTTGATAAAAACTCATTTCTTTGTTTTTTCTAGTGATCTACCACCGAAGTAAGCACCGATCACTGTTATTAATACTAATTGTAATAGATCAGTCCACTTTTGCTCTACAGTAAAAGCTATAGCCCCAGCATCGATAAATATCATTAATACTGTTGATACAACCAGAAATATAAGAACTAGTGGTCTAACATTCTTCGATAACCAAGAGTCAGACTTCATGTCTGCCTCCCACCTATTTGTCACTTGCTTTTGTAATTCTAACTCGTGGTTAGATATTAATTCTTTAATCTTCTGTTGAGCAGCCAACTTTTCTTCCTTAGTTGTAGTTAAATTATCTAAAACACCGCCAACATCTTTTATAAGTTTACCAGCTCCACTAGAAAGTATTTTTTGTAAAATACTCATTACTAGCAGCAGTCTTCGTTGCAAGGATTTAACGGACACTGTGGATCTTCACAGTGATCTTTATCCTCCTTAATTTCTAAACATTTATCGCATAATCTCCCCATACTATCTATCTTTATCTTTAATCATATCATCTATAGATTTATTCATAACCTTATCTGTATATGATTTATTTTTATAATAAGGATTCTTTATTGACACAGGTATATCCTCTTCACCTAGTAGAATTCTGTATATTCTACTTATCATATGATTACACTTAAATGACGTTTTGTAAACAGCGTACTTCATGGTCGTTCTGTTTCTTTCTCTCCAAACGTCTATCCACCCATTTCTTCGTAACCTCTCCCATCTATGCTTATCCCAAGAATAAGAATACACACCATTAATAAATTCATCACGTGTAAATCTATTTAAACAGTTTAAGTATATCAGTAGTTCTAGATCAGCATCATTTAAGTTATTAGCTTTACATATCCATTTCCTAACTATTCTATAATACTTAAATAACTGTATCTGCTTTATGTCGTCAGCCGTTATCCTCATCTACTAGAACTACATCTCTTAATCTAATAACTCTATACATAAGATCTTCATAAGCTATATCGTGGCCGGCGTGCTTATCGTACATCACCACCGTATTAACCTTTATGATGTCCGCTAAGTTTCCAACTGACACTACTTTAGCTTTCTTATATCTATTATCTGTATCTGTATCATCAGTAAGTAGAAGTCCACCCGATGTAGTCTTCTGTTCTTTTATTTTTTCTATAACTATATAATCGTTAACTGCCTTCATTTACTCTTACGTTTGAAATTACACAATCCGCCGACATTATTGTAAGCGCTACACTAACTGCATTCTTTAAAGCTGTCTTAGTTACAAGTACTGGATCCACAATACCATTCTCAACCATATCAACGCACTCACCAGTTATAGCGTCAACACCCACACCCACAGCGCAATCCTTGTCACATGTAAACCCTGAGTTGGATAATATAGTTTCATATGGTGATTTTATAGCTTGAAGTAACACATTACCAGCTTGGCTGGTCAAAATTTTTTCGGAAGCGTTTAATAATGCTACACCGCCTCCAGGAACTATCCCTTCCTTCAAAGCAGCTTTAGTAGCATATATAGCATCCTCAACTCTATCTTTCTTCTCTTTAAGTTCTACTTTAGAATCAGCTCCAACTTTAACAACACCTACACTACCTGATAATGTGGCTAATCTCTGCTCTAACTTCTTCTTAATAAACCCGTTCTTCTCCTCAGCAATCATACCTTTAACTTCAACTATTCTCTCCAGTATAGTATTACTAGGTCCATCTAATGTTATAGTAGTATTTCTATCGTCTGTAACAGCAAACCCTACTTCACCTAAATGCTCTGGAGTAATAAGATCTAGATCATCACCTAGTTCTTCGTTTATTACTGTAGAACCAGTTAATATAGATAAATCTTCTATAGCGTCCATACGAGTAGGACCAAAACCTGGAGGGTCAACGATGTTTATTTTAATGTTACCCTTAACCTTGTTCATTAACAACGCGGATTTAACCTGCTGAGCTACTGGAGCTACAATAAGTAATGCGCGATTAGCTTTTATAACATGTTCTAAAACTCCTTGTATCTTGCGTATATTAGGGATTTCAGAGGAAACAGTTAAAACGTATGGGTTGTCTAACTCACATACATGTTTCTCAGTGTTAGTAATAAAGTGAGGGGAAGTTAATCCGCAGTCTATCTGTGCACCATCCACTGTTTCAACGTAAGTATCCTCAGTAGGACTCTCTTCCATCAAAACAACACCGTGTTTACCTACATTTCTGTAAGCTTCAGCAATAATAGCCCCTAATTCCTTGTCATTATTGCAGGAAATTGCGGCAACAGCATCTAACATATCACCTTCTACCTCTATAGCGGTGGAATCTAAGTATTCCATAACCTCTACAAGGCACTGATTAACCCCATCTTTAATTTCTCTGATTGAAACGCCTGCAGCGACGGCAAAACGTATAGAATTTATAAGGGCTTCGACTAAAACTGTAGCAGTAGTTGTCCCATCACCCGCTTCTTTTACTGTATTTCGGGCAGCTTCCTTCACCAGGGTGGCTCCCATGTTTTCAACCGGATCAAATAAGACTACGCTTTCCGCAACGGTTACACCATCTTTTGTTATGACCGGTTTGCCGCGTCCATCTTCGTAAATAACGCATTTTCCCGATGCGCCCAATGTGGATTTCACGGCTTGTGCTAGCTTATTAACGCCAGCTATTACTCTGTTTTCAGCTTCCTCGCCAAAGTTTAGATCTTTGACCAGTTCACTAGGTAAATTGTACTCCATAATGTATTGAATTGAATTTAATTAAATTGTATAATGCTAAGATTCGAAGGTTTTAACTACTTTCGGTCCACTAAGGAACTCCAGTTTTTTACCAAAATGCTCGACACTGCCATCGATAGCAGCTTCAGCTCCATCGAGAGTTTCTCTACGCGTGATGTCAACCCATTTTTCTTCGTCATTTGGGTTGTTGACTTCTGTTTGGTAGTAACCATTTGGTAATTGTGTTATTCTCCAGTTCTTTTTATCCGCTAAATGCTTCCATTCTGCGATTTTCTCTTCCGATACGTTCGGTTTTCCAGTATTTAGTGTACTGGTTTTGTAGTAATAATAGGTCATTTTTAATTGTTTTTGGTTTATAATTGATTTATTTATTAAGTTGAAGCTACGTATACTTCTATATCTATATCGTTCAATCCAGGGTCTGCTTTTATTGAGTGTAGGTCGTCAAAAAAACCTCCATTTGCTGTCGTCCAATCTCCTAATGCATAATTAGCCCCACCATCATCAACAAATACTGAGTCATGTGGTGAACCCAGCATTAGGCTTTTACCTGCCTCTAGTAGATGTATAAACTCATCACCTGTATTAGAGTCTATTCCTCCATCTTCATCAGCTGAAATCATGAACTGTATAGCTACAGATTCGGTATCATCTAGATTTGTTATTCTAATATACTTAGTGTTTTCTAAATCCATATGCGGACCATTAGCTGTGTGAACGTGTTCTTGGAAAGAAAGTAAAGTAGTTCTGTTCTGCTCATCTCCACTACCATCGCTGGCGAAACCATCACCGTCATTATCAATACCTTTTGGACATGTTACAATCCTCTTGTGTATATTTTTTATCCCAGCAATACTGAGAGTATTTTTAGAATTCCTTTGAACACCACCTAAGTCTATAGACTCTTCTATAGTAACCTTAAGCGTACTTGCTGTTAGTGTTGAAGCCATATTTTAAGATGATTTAGATGCTGCAAATATCTCAACATCAATGTTAGCACCCCCATTTGGTTTTACGATTATTTTCTTTAAGTTTGTCATAGTCCCGAAGTCAGGAGTCTCGTTAGCAGTAGTAATAGCTAGTGCTGCGGATGCTCCTAAAACATGACTCATACCTGGACCTAAAGTCACGGTGTAAGACTTACTTGTTGCCACTATACCTAACTCAGCAGTTTCTGCATTATCTAAATTTGATACTCTAATATATTCTACGTCACCAACATCTAATGCTCCAGCTGTAGAGTGTACATCAGTATCGAATACAGCTAATGTAGTTTCTTGACCAGTGGTACAAGTTACGACTCTACTAAATACTTCATCTATACCTGTTATAGTGTGAGTTTTTGTAGACCCTTGTGGTACACCGTTTAAATTTATATCTTCTTTTATTGTCACCGTTAATGTCGATGCTGATACTGTTGAAGCCATTTGTTTTATTTTATATATTTATTATTATCTAGGTCTATTCCATCCGAAACCGCCCCATCCTCTTTCTCTTCTATTCTTTGCACGTTGAGCCTTGCGAGCTTCTTGTCTTTTTAGTCTTTTAAGCTGTCTATCAGATTTTGCTCCTCCACCTCTCAGTCTACGTTTCTGTCTCCAAGATAAATGCGAATCACCCTCGTGTGTTCCAAGTTCTACAGCTTCTTTATAGTTCTGATTACCTGTCCGATAATTACTTTTACCTTTAGTTTTAGTTTTACTACCACTTCCAGTTGATCTAGCCGTAGCTTCAACGGATTTCATACTAGCTTCAAATTGAGCATCTCCTGAAGCTTTCGCTCCCATCCCGCTGCCTCCTGTTTTTGGCGTTTTCGGCGTTTCTGGTTTAGGTGCATCCTCCATATAAGAACTCCAACTTTCTTCGATCTGTTTCCTACCTCTTACACCGAATTGCTCTTTTTGATCTTTAGCGTAAGCAGCTTTACCAGCTTCATCATATGAATATACGTTCCCACCTGGAACTACCGTGTTTCCATATTTATCTGTACCAACGTTATATCCTTTGTCGTGAGGAAATGGACTTGGAGTATAATCACTAGCTGATCCAGTACCTTCACCGAAGTTGATAGGGTTTTCTTTTTGTTTTTTATAAGGCATAACTATGCTTGTTTATTTCGTTACTCCATTATAATCACATTGTTCTAGAATTATTTACAGTGTGACATTAGGTAGTTATTCATTCCTTTATATAGGCTATTGTCATACTTTCCGTATTATAAATTTTGGGGGAGAGTGTTGCCCCCCTCTTTTTAACCCGCCCCCTCTCCCGTCAAAGTCAAATCTTTTAGGCCAGCCCCCTTTTTTCCCCACCATTTGCCATCTTCTCTATATTATATATATTTACCTTTTTATATATATTATATATTTTTACAAAGCTAATACGAAGTTAATTGGATAATATATATGAAATTAATCATTAACTATTAAACATTATATACTATGTCAAATTCTACTTCTACTTTAACTACTAAAAGATTTGTTATTCGTCAATCATTAATTGGTAAAAATACTATTATTACCTTCGTGAATAAGAA